GCTTCTCCACAAGCTCGATTGCGGCGACGAGGACAGCGCTGGCGAACACCCCAGGCAAAGCCAAGAGGTTGATGTCCACCTCCTCTGAGTCTCCAAATAGCTGGAGGCCAGTCCGGTTCGGACTGACCACGCCGATCCTCTCAGCATTGGTCACGTTGTCGCCGTTGTCGCCTCCGCTGAAGGTAAAGGTCCCGACTGCCGGCGGTTGGTCGGAGGCAAGGTTGTCCACGACCGTGACATTCAGCGAGGCTGGGATAGTTTGGGTGGCGGTCACAACGCCAGTGTTGATCCGGGCCACGTAGTTGCCCTTGGTCAGGCCCGAGAAGGTCTCGATGATGATGTCCCTGTCAAGGAACTCGAACACCCACGTCTGGACCTGGTAGTCCACGACCACATCGGTGTTGTTGTCGATCGCCGTAGTGAAGGTGAGTGAGATTGCTCCCGTGGTATAGTCGATAGTCCCGGTCACTCCTGTGCCAGTAATCGCCCCGGCCCCATCGTCTGTGGCCGTGATCGGAGTAGCGGCTCGGGTAAAGTTGACCGTGACCGAGTTTTTCTCGACAGGGGATTCGGTCAGAGTACCGGCAACCACCTGACTGGTCGTGCCATCACCCTTGCCAATCGTGTCCTTGAAGTCGGAGGTAGCCACGTCCCGGACCCGAACCTTCAGGTCATCGGACCACGAGCCCTCTGTCAGGGCCGTGAGCGTGGAAGTTTGTAGGATGGCTCCGGAGGCTGCGCCGGAGTGTAGGACCGTATCGAACCCGAGGACGGATTCCAGGTCGGAGGTAGCGTCGATCTGGATCGAGGAACTGGCTCCGGTCGTACCCGAGGTGATCTTGACGGCTCCGGCCACGTCGGTGACGGTCACTGCTGGGGCGGGCGTCACGAACGCGGCCTCAACCACCGGCTTCACCTCAGCCGCTGTCACGGCTGCCAGATCGACGACGTTCCCTGCTCCGGAAGCGGTGCCAGTCGTGTGACCGATCTGGGCCAGCGCTGTACCACTGACGACCTCGACACTGGAGCCTGTGCCAAAGGTGTCCGAGATGATGTCCACCTCGGTGGTCACGACAACCGCCGTAGCTCCCACGAGCGTGGCGTTGATCGTGGCGACAACGAGTGCAACCGTCGTCTCCGATCCTGTGAACGTGATAGTTTGGAGACCGCCGCCGTCGATCTTGAGGACCAGGGTAAGGCCCGTCAGATCGGTGATAGCTAAGCCAGAACCGGCACGACGGGCACGAGTACCTGTGAAGGTGGCTGTGTCGTTCGCGTCGCCGTCCACCGAGCCTATGAGGTCTCGGGTCTCTACATCTCCTGTGATGGCCAGCGTGGTGAGGAAGTCGAAGGGACCGGCAATGGTGCCGAGGATGAAGCCGGCTGTTGCGACCGGGCCTCCAGCATCGTTGAGAGCCACGGTGCCCTTGGCAGCGTTTGTGCCGGCGACTCGCACGAAGATAAGTTGCCGGCCGGCCTTCAGATACTGGATCGCTGCATGGACAGCGAAGTCCGTGATCCTCGGCCTGCCAAACTCCGTGACAAGTTGGGCCTCGTTCGTGATGAGCTTGCGCTCATTGATCGGCCCCTTGGTAGCTAAGCCAGAGATTCCAGCGATGCTGGTGGCCAAGGCAGGGGCGTAAAGGCTGAGGTCGCGCTCACGAGTCGCAAACCCTGGGCTAACGAGTACGGCCATCAGCTATCCTCCTGACGCTGTTATCACTTGGGTTTCTAGTGGGAAGGACGTGTCATCACCATCTACCAGTTCAAAGTATGCCACCGTCACAGTCTGCACGGACGGGACTTCCTTTGGCTTCTTGAACATCCAGGTCGCCGCTCTCAGAGAAATGATGTGCTTCTCGACCTTGTCTGCATCGCCGCCTTCAGTGTCGGAGGCGTCGTTCAGTCCCTCGAAGTATATGGGAATGAGCTTGCATCCCCAGAGCTTACCGAAATTTGCATTAAGATACACTACATCCGGGTTCGGGTCAAATCTGGACAAGACCTCCTGGATCATCGCGTTCGCGTCCTGGCGGGTCTTCGTCCAGATTTCTACCGTGTAGGTGACATCATAGGGGTTTGGCCAATTTGTCACAAGCCTAATGTTTCTCGTATTGTCCTTGAAAATGCGATTCGCGTCAGTCATCGGTCCAGCGAACCTCGCCCGGACGGGGTTCCTCTGATTCCGGGTCAGGTCCACGCTAAAATCGCTCCGGATCACTGTGACGGAGGGCATCTTCAGCGGGGTACGAATCGTGGGCGACCTCTCAATGTCTTTGGCCTGTCCGAATGCCTTCATCTGCGTGGCCATGATGGTGTGGAACTTCTGGTCCCGATGGGTCAGGTTCTTCAGGAAGTTCAGGATAGTCCGGTCAGTGACCCGGAGGAAACTCTCCTCGGGATCGGCCTCCGGACTTGCCGGAAAGTCCTGGGGAACCTCGTTAGAGTCGGTCGTCTTGGGCATGTTACCCTACGTGTATCCAAAGACCCGATTGTAGCTCGGGAAACGTTCCATGATCTGATTGGCTAGATCAGGTGTGAACAGACCCTGCCAGCTATCAAGCGCCGCTGGCTCGACCTTTCCAGACCCGTTGTGCGGGTACTTGTTCAGGTAGAGACTGTCCAGGTCCTCGGCCGTCGATTCCACGTTCTCAAAGTCGTGCTCGTGCGCGTCTTCACCAAGATACTCGTAGACGCTTTTCATCACGGCCTTGGGCTGTTCTACAAGCCTCTCGTACTTGATAATGAGCGTGTCCAGTTGCCGGCGAGACATGTCCATAACGCCCTCGACCGGCCCACCAATCAAGCCGTCAGGGCGAAACATCTGCTCTGCTCGGCCCCAGATCGTTTTCTCCTGGGCGTTGCCACCAAGGTCAAGTAGTGGCTCTTTGCGATGCTGCTTCTCCACGGAGGCAAACACCTCCCGCAGGTCTCGGACAGTAACGAGCACCTTGCTTTCAGGGAATATCCGCTGGAGCGCCATGAGGTGATAGCTCCAGGCCCTGGCCTTGTCGAAGATGATCTTCCCCTCCTCAAGTTGATCGTGATACCAACCCTCGCAGAGCCCCTTGAGTGATCTTGCGAGCCGACCACGGGTCCCGGACTCATCCCTGGTGAGCGCTCCCCTGGTCTCTGGGGCATCGCTCCAATTCTTGATGAGCACGCCAACCAACTGTGGCAAGATGCTCGTGCTGCTCGCATGGAAGCGAGGGTTCTGGTTCAGGATGTTGCAGAGGAGCGTGCTGCCACTCCTCGGAAGTCCGGTGATGACGTTCATGTTATCGACAGATCATCCTGTCCCGTGGGTTTGTGCGCGTTAGCCAAATCGAGCACCTTCGTCAGAATCGTGTCCGACTCCGACCGATCAGCACCCAACTTGGCGAAAACAGCAGTCTTGTTTCCAGGAGCACCGTCAACGACCTTCTGGATACGTTGGACAGCCCCCCTGGCTGAATGGACGACCTCGGCGAGAATCAGTCCAACCCTGTCTGCTGATCTCTGATCCTTCTCAGTGTCGGTCTTCGCGGCAGAGACCGACGGACGTGCGCGATCTGCAACTGGCATGAGCGGCTCCTATCCTGCAACCTCAGCAAATTCAAAACACAGAGTCCACTGGTAGTCATCATCCACCGCTTCACCGGGGTCAGGCGTTACCCGGACCAGGAGGTCGTTTGTGGAAGTTACCAAAGTGGCGACAAAGGCAGCATTGGCTGGTCCAGGGTCCTGTGCTGTGGACTGCTTCGTGAGCGAAACAGGATCGCCGACCAGTACAGCGCCTCCTGTTGAGTCTCTGTAGGCAGTGGCCTGTGCGAGAATGAATGTCACGACCTCATCGTCTACATCGGTGTTCCTACCAACCATGATTAGTCGGATCGCATAACCCTTATCTGCCTCCAGGGGGAACGTCAGCACCGTTGCTATAGTCCGCACCGTCGTCGTCAGGTGTTTGATGATCTTGGAGAACTGAGCGCCGCCGAGCAGAGCCCGGTTCGATCCCCAGACCTTCTGGTCAGCCCTTGTAGATTGAGCCAGCTTGCCCTGGACAAAGCTCCTGGGGCTGCTGCTGCTAACGGTGTTACGATCTCCCTGGACAAAACTCTCGGTGGAGTACGTTCCTATGGTATTGTCATTGCCTTGCGCGAACGAGTTGCTCCCGTAGACGTAGTTGCTGTAGCCTTGGGCGAACGAACTGGTCCCTCTTACGTCATTGTCCCTTCCTTGGGCAAAGGACTGGAGCCTCGCCCCTGTCATAACATTATTCTGCCCCTGGACGAAGCAATACTTGGAGTTGTACGAGATCGTGTTCAGGTATCCCTGAGCAAATCCGCAGATAGTATTGGCACCAATATCGTTCTTGTAGCCTTGTGCGAAGCTGTACTGACTGTTCGCGTAGATTCTGTTTTGCTTTCCTTGAACGAAGGAAAAGTCTGAAGCCGTGTAGATAGTATTACCAGACCCTTGAGCAAAGCAAAACTGTGACCCCGTGGTGATAACATTGGTCTGCCCCTGTGCAAAACCTGCGTCGGAATTATCACCTACGATATTGCCCTGCCCCTGAGCGAAAGACCAAGGAGCATAGGGACCGACCTTGTTGTCTCTGCCCTGAGCGAAGGAATACTGGTTGTTGGCAAAAATATCGTTGCCACGGCCTTGCGCGAAGCTGTCGGCGGAAACAACGTCGTTGTCGTTACCGCAGGCAAATGTGTTGTTCCCGACGACGGAAGAACCGGAGCCGTGGACGAAGCTGTCTGCGAAGGAGGTAGTGCCAGTAGGGGCAGGACTCCCCCTACCTACTGCGAGGTATGTTCCACCATCGGTGAAGAAGCCAGACCCATCCAGCCTCACGAAAGCGCTGGTTGGTGCTCCTACGCCGCCGTGCCAACCCTGGCCCCCGCCGGCCGTGACGTGGAGTATCTTGCCTTCATCAGCAGCCGTGAAGGCTGGCAACGTGGCCACCTTCTCGACCGTCAGGTCCTTCTGGGCGTTTTCAAGACCGTCGATTACGCCTGCGAACTTCAAGCTATCTTCCCTTCTTGATCCGCTGCGAAAGGTTCTTCAGTTTCTGCGGGGCCTTCCGAACCCATCTGGACCAGATCGGCCTCCAGAGCGGACGAGCCGGGATGTTGGCCTTCCGAGACCCGAACTCGTGAATCCGTGCCAGTGCCACGTAAGTCAGGCCCGAGTAGTGCCGGCCTGGAAGGACACCCACTGTGAAGACGACCTTGTCGCGGAGTGGACGACGCCTCACCACGATCGCGTTCAGGTAGGCTGCTTCGGCAATGTAGATTCGACTGTCGAGACCCTCCCGTTTCTTCATCGCCGCGTAGGCTGGCGACAGAGCCACCCAATCAAACTCCTGCTTCCGGATGGCTCGCTTCAGTTCGTCCCGTAGACCCCTTGCCTCCTTGCGAACCCAATCTCCCGATACCCGCACAGTGGTCTTGGGCATCGTGTTGAAAAATTCCTTGACCTTCCTCGAACCCTTGACCTTGAACGATCCCCTGTTTCTGCCTCGTGGTTGTGCTTTCCTCTTGGGCTTCTTCCTCGGAGCCCTGGCCATCAGATCAGCAAGTGCTGGAAGTCCACACCCTTGCGAATGACCTCATACTTCTTGAATGCGATCACCATCTGCTTGCGGTTGGGATAGACCACGCGGTAGCCACTGGATTCCCGCTTGACAACGATGGCCGGCCCCCTGGCTGTCTTGATGAGGTCCTGGGTCCTGATCTTCTTCCGGTCACGAAGGTCACTGGCCGTAGGCTTCTTGGCCCGCTTCTCGTAGGTTTCACAAACGGCTGTCTTTGCACCCACGGTGATGCTCGTGGCCGTGCAAGCCCTCCCCTTGTTGTACTTGCAACTGGTGGCGTTGCAAAGGATTGGGACCGGGATGATCGGTGTCCCAGCATTCAGAGTCCGCATACTCGGCCGGTCGGTCGGCACATTCGTCGGGTCCTGACCCACTCCAGGGCTCTTGACACCGGAAGGTGGCGTAGTGCCCTCCTCGCGCCGTCTCTGCTCAATCTCCGCCTGGATTCGGGCCAGTACGGCTTCCTGAGCGCCACCTCCGGTTGGGGGACCTATTGGGCCAACGGGAACAGGCAACCCAGCCAGGTGGGTCAGCCGTTCTAGCTCGTTGTTATCGGGGATAGGCACCCCGATGATCTGCTCCTTGATAGAGCGCTTGTGCTGTGGGGTGAGTGAGGGAGCACCCCCAGACTTACCTCCCTGCGTGAACCTGGAGATCGCAAACTCACTACTCACGACAGGTCCTTTCTCGTCTCACGCTGTGGCCTTGAGCCTTGTGGGATACTCCCCTGGCTCTTGAAATTCTCGGCAGTGACGATGGCAGAGTCCTGCGTGGTCTTGATGTTGTCGAAGCGGTGACGTTTCGCCTCGCAGGACACGTAGAATGGCCGGCCCGTATGCCCGAAGTAGCCCTCTCGGTAGACCTTCAAGATCGCGTAGAGCGTCTCGTCCCAGATGACGAAATCGCCTATGTCAACACCATTGGGCAGCATGGGAGTTACGAGATCGAGCTTCCTCAGTTCCTCGATAAAGAAGATGAACTTGACATCCCTCTGCTCGTCCACACCGTGCTGCGTGTGCTGCTGGTCCTCCGGCTGGCTGTCCACGAAGCAGTTGACGTTGATCCGGATCGCATCCTCTAAGACCTCACGCTCAGCAATGTCGCCGTACAGATCGTCCACGCCAGGAATCTTGAGCGGGTTGCCGTCAGCGATCTTGCTCCGGGCCGAGGCCAGGGGCAGAAGGCCCACCTTGTCCAGCCGGCGGTCGTATAGGTCCTGGATGATCTCGGACTGGTTCTGGAAGTCCTTCTTCCCGTCAGGGATGTCCGGGTCCCGGAGGATGTCCTCGATGAGGTCAATCGTCTTCTTGGGGTCGATCTCAGCCATCAGTAGATCAAGGGCTCAACGGCATGGGAGATTTTCATAATCTCCTCCTCAAGCCGCTCAGTCGCCTCGTTCCCTTCAGTTACGAGTTCCGCGCCGTCCAAGCTGATGTCTCCACCCTGTGGGCCGGGGACAGAGTTGAACTTCCTGCGGACGTGTCCCAGCGCGATCTTGGACCATGCCAGCGCGTACTTCCGAATCCAGTTGTGATGAAAGTCGGGGAGTTCCCCGATCCGGACGTGCTCGTAGTACGTGTAGGTTGCCCGCAAAGGAATACCGAAACCCTCTGGAGCGAAGATGAATAGGATCGGCTCCTCCCAAAGGTGTCCAGGCTCAGAGGAGAATACCCTCCGCGCTGTCTCGATATACCGCAGAGCAATGTCAAACTGCTCCAGGGACCTCTGGGCGATTGGAGTAGGAATCCCCAAACTGAAGACACCGCCGACCGGGCTGAAGAACTGTTCCCGCTCAGTGAAGTCCACACGATTGACGCCCCTACCGAAGGGCAACTTTAGTTCCTTGAGGTTATAGGATTGGATACCTGAGAAGACCGGGTCGATCACGTCCATCTTCCGACGTGCCAACCACTTATTGTACTCATCCAGGGTAATGGTGAGTGCGGCGTTCAGGGCCAGGTTGGTCAGTTCGACACTAATCCGTGGCTCGCCAAGCATCACCTTGATCCAGACCTTCAGGTCGGCCATCTGGTCTCTGGCTTCACGATCGAAGCCAGAAGCCCTCAGCGGCCTGACCCGCTCTGGATCGGCAGGATTGATATTCGCTTCGTTGCCGAAGTTGGCGTCAGCCACGGCTACCTCAGATCATGGCCTCCCACGTTTACTTTTTCGCGGGTGGCAACCCAGCGGACGCCCGAGCCTCATCCAAGTCCTTGTCGGGATAGGTCTTGCGGATGTACTGGTTGAAGGCTTTCTTGTGAATCTGCTTGGCCTCGCCCTCGCCCTCATGGTACGGGTCCAGTACGTGGGTATCAGGCACCTCAATGGCTGAATCTCCTGGCTCCGACTGTCCAGGGTCCTGCTCCCCTTCGTTGGGGTCGAGCAGTGCCCGTACCTCGTCAGGGGTCTTCCCTTCGACCTGCTTCAGGACCTCCATGGAGGCAGAGTCGATGTGCTCGGCTACGTCGCCGATCCCATTCTCCTGAGCCCACGTCTTCAGGTTCTCGCGGAACTGTGCCTCAACGCCTGCCGGATCGTCTGTTTCCTGCCCGTCTGGGGCTCCCTCACCGTCCTCAGAGCCCTCACCGGACTCCGTGGTCTTCTCGTCATCGCCACCCTCGTCATCGCCGCCTTCGCCGTCCTCAGTGGCATCCTCAGCCCGACGCTTCCTGGTAACCCGGTGAATGTCCGCGACCGTCATGCGAGGCATGGCGCTGAAGTACGATGCCTTGAGCGTATCAATGTTCTCCTTGAACTCCTTGCCGTAGGCTTCGATCGCTGCCTCCACGTCAGCCGGGATCGTCTCTTTGGCTTTCGCTGCCGGCGTCTTGGGAGGGGCTGGTGCCCTGTTCGGCTCACGCCAGACAGAGAGCCATCCTGGGGCGCAGAACTGCCGGAAGAAGTCTGCTGTCAGACCGTACTTGATGTCCCGAGCAGTTGGCACGACCTCACGCTTCCTGACCACACGGGTATCGCCAGGCGTGACGGTACACCCGAGGTCTCGGATCGTGAGATTGATGAACTTCGTAGCGTTCGTAGGGTCCTGATGCCGGGGTGCCATTCTCATCCTCCTGTGGGAACTGCGAAGCTCTCGAACAGGATCATGTCCTTCCCGCTCACGCGGATTTCCGGAGCCTCACACTGATCTAGGTCTCCTCTGGTCCAGAGCCGAACCGTGATTTGGGGATTCTCGGCCAGGACCGCCTCCAGTTGTTTGACCACTCCTCGCGTCTCGTAGCCCTTGACCTCGACGTACTCTCGCCACTGCTCTACCCAGAAGTCCGGGTTGTAGTGCCTGACCCGGCCCTTCCAAGAGTATGGTAGCGAGATGGGCTCATAGTTCCAGTCCAATCCTTGAAGGTCTGCAAGGAGCGCGAATCGGCATTCAGTGATGCTCCTGAACCTGAACTCCCGACCCTTGCGGTCTCTGTAGTTTACTGGAATGGACCTCCTGCAACTGGCGATGCCAAGCCGTCGTGCTGCCTCGGCAAGGCCCTTGGATCGTTTCCTCTGGAACTCTGGGTCGTTCCGGAACCTCGACAGCGTGTCCCGCCCGGCCTGCTTGAACTTCTCAGAGTTTAGCTTCCCCTCAGTCGCCTTGTCTTGACAGAGCTTTCCAAAGGCTTTGTCCTTCTTGCGTCGTTCGTTCAGGAGTTTCATGTGCTCTGAGCGTGTTCTTTTGCCTTTCGGAGATGACAACTTTCTTCCCCTGGTTTGAGTAGCCCAAAGAGTAAAGTAGGGTGGGCTGGGGGAGCTACCCCCAGCCCATAAGTCCCTACCACCAGAGGACTACGGACTGAACGAACCAGTCACGGTTCCGTTTGCGTAGAACCGACCATTCACCCGGCGTCTCCCCCATTGCGTGGCCATTCCTTTGCGTGCAATGAAGTCATCCAGGATCACCGTTGGCGTGGTGTAGAACGGGATGTACGGGGCGTAAACGTACCCCGCCTCCAGGAAGCTCCCGCCCTTGTAGCCGATCAGGAAGTTCTTCTGGTCCCCCGTCGCCGTCAGGTTGTAGGGGTCCTTGTAAATCTTCCAGCGGCCGTTCAAGTCGCCGATGTAGATGATGCCATTCTGGCTCGACAGGCCAGCCGCCGGCTTGAAGCCGGGGAGCGACTCGATGACGTTCGACACCTCCAACCCAACCACGACAAAGTTGGGCTGCCCACGACGGGTCGCGGCGAAGATGTTGTTCGATCCCTGAATGAGGACATCCACGAAGCTCAACTTATGCTCCGTGAAGCTGATCCCGGAGGGCGGAGTCAGCGGCCAACTGACGGCAGTGGCCTGTGCGAAGTTGACCAGGTCGATGATGATCGTCCGGTCGATCTCGAACTTGATGTCCTCGGCGAGCGCCGCCACCAGTTCCGTCTCGGCATCGAGGCCGTGCAGCGACTTCAGGTTCTGTGCGGACTCCAGGCTGTAGCGCGTGCGTAGCTTGTTGATGCGCGCCGTCACCGGGGCCGACGTAAGCTGAAGGTCGATCTGCGGGATGTTGTCGTTGCCCTCGTTGTCGAAGCGGTAGTCGGCCGTGATGGCAATGGCCGACGCCGGGGCCGTGGCGAAGTCCACGTCCACCGCGCCCGAGATGTAGTCGATGGTGTTGGTCCCAGCCACGTCGATGTCACCGATCAGCGCCCCGTTGCCATCATCGGTGATAATTTGGGTGCCATCGGTGATCTCGAAGGAACCCGGAATGACCGGGCTGAAGTCCAGGGTGGGCACGAAATTCTTCGCCGCCCCATCGCCCGTGCCGGCCGACTCCTCCTTGACCTCGTCACCGGAGTAGGCGCTGTCGCCCGGATGCCCGGTGAGGCTGCTGAAGACCGGCGTTCCGGCCTTGATCTTGCCCTTGGTCGTGCCGTAGATGAAATCGAAGTAGAAGATCAGACCAACCGGGTTGTTCATCGGCTGGACGGAGACGATCTCCTGGGCGATCAGGTTCGGGAAGACCGCCCGGATCAACGGGAAGGCGAACTTGTCGAAGTTTCCGACGTTCACCGCCCGCGTGACTTCGTTCATCGTGGCAAGCCAAGCGGCACAGTTCTCAAGGACCTGGGCCGTGAAGGCGCGGTCTACACCGCTGAGGTCCTCCACGTAGTCCTTCCACTTGCCCTCGGACAGCACTTCGCACTGAGCGACGCGCTGCTCGATAAGGGTTTTGACTTGACTGTCCATGACAGACTCCACGTACTGGTTTCTTTGTGGCACGTCCCACGGACGCGCTGTATAGTTACCCTGCCTTTAAGACGTTTCCCTATACGGTACGCGCCCCAAGCAGTAGCTTACTTGTAGCCCTTCTCCTTCAACCTCGCGGTGACCTTCTTGGTCGTCTCGACCACCGATCCCCTGCGTTCCTTCTCGCGGCCCCTGTCGATGACGTTCATGGCCGCTTCTTGGACCGGGTTCTGATTTTCGGTGAGGTTCCCGTTGCGGCTCCGGTCGCCAGGCAGGGGTTCCCGGTGGATCGGCTCGGGATCGTTGCCGGTGGCCTCGGTGAGGGCAGCCGACATAGTTTGCGCCGTGATGACAACGTCCTTGCCGCCGTCGCACTTCTCCAGGAGCTTCCGGGCCGCTTCGAGGCGCGGGTCTCCCTGGATGACCGCCTCGATGGCCATCTTCTTGTCCTCACGCTTGAAGCGGTTCGCCAGCCCACGGATGAGCTTGACGGAGGCTTCGTAGCGATTCTCGGCGTTCTTCTGGCCGGCCCTGGCCTTTAAGACCTCCTTACGCATCTGCTCGATGATCTTCTCCGCAGCCGACAGCTTCTCTCCGTTGACGTGATCCACGGCATTGACGGATGCCAATTCCTCAAGAGCCATGTCAGTCCGACGAACGGCTTCGCTGACCAGTCCCGCTGACGCCAGGGCAGCCTTCTCCTCTGCCTTGTGCTGCACCTCGTCCGGGACCTCGTCGGCAGGCTCCTCGTCCTCTGCGTCCTTCTCCTCCGGCTCCTCCTCGGTCGGCTCGGGCTCGTCGGATGCGCCCTGAACCTCCGAGAGGAAGGTGGTGATGTCACGGCTCACGCCGTCAACACGCACCTGGAGACTCTGATCGGCCTTCAGGACCTTCCCAAGGTCATCGAGCAGCGCGTCCGCGTTCTCGTGGACCATGCTGAGATGACTCTCGTTGAGTCCTTTCAGCCCCGCTCCCTTGATCGTCTTGAAGCGTTCCTGAACCTGTTTGAGAAGGGCCTTGGCATCCATCGTATCTTCTCCATCTGCGGAAGTGGATTCTACCAGCGTAAGTTGAGGTTCCTCGATGACTGACTCTGTGGGAGCCTGTCGTTCCTTGGGGTAGGCCCCAGGCGTGCTCGGGTTGTAGACCATGTCGAACGTCTCCAGGACGAAATCGTCCTGAACCACGTCCGCTCCAGACTCATGGACCACCGAGCCTTTTCCGCGACTGGAGACACCGACTCGGCCTCCCGCCTCGAAAATGGCTCGAAGGTCCTGGCCATTCCGGGTGTTCATCACCACGGCCCGACCATTGACCTCCTTGCCTTCCTTGGCCAGCTTCGTGACGATGTGGGAACTTCTCTTGAGCTTTGTCTCTCCATCGTCCGGATGGTCAAGCTCTCCAAACATCTCCCGGTTGTTGACACGCTCAACGACGGTCTTGTCGGCCATCACCTTTTCCCAGAGGCTGTCCGGGTAGATGCGACCGTTGGCATTCTTTATGTCGGAGTGCTGGAAGCGGCCTTCGACCACCATCAGCTTGCCGTTCTTGACTTCTGCAATGACCTCCGGGCCAATGACCTTGGCCTCGGTGAGAGCTTCCAGGACCTGGAGGTCCTCCTGGTTCGCCTCGACGACCCTGTACTCGAACGGGCAGGTCTCGATCAAGATGAACGGGCCGGCTCTCTGACCCTCCATCAGTTTGACCACTTCGGTGATCGGACCTGTGAATACGTGGAAGGGGTGCTTCATCCAGCCGCCCTCATCCGTTCCTCAGCAAGTATGACCCGGAAATCCATGGTCTTCACGTTGTACTCGATGTGGAAGAAGTTCCAAACGCGGTCGAGAGGACTTCTGGAGTCGTCCTCGTCGATTCTCATGGCCCCCATCCAGATTTTCATCTCGTCCACGTGCAGGTTGTACGTGTCGCCATTGGGCATTGTCATAGTGATCCAGGCGTCGGCGGGCTCCTTGTCGAACCGGACGATGCCTGAACGGATGATGGGTGGCCTGAGCTTGGCCATCAGACTTTGAATCCTTCTTCCCGCAGAGCTTTCCGCAGGGCCTCTCTGACCCTGCGAGGTCCTCTGCCAAGGCCGGTCTCTGAGAAGTACAGGTCGAGAGTCTTCCTCTCCGACTTGTGCCTACCCATCTTCATCATCATCTTCCGGTATTTCCGGTAGCTCGCGGCTGCCTTCTTGCGCTGGGCCTTCTGAACCTTGTGGGCTGCCGGCGACCCAAGAGCCGTGTCAGTGCCTGTTCCTACCCCAGCCGTGGTCGTGATCTCGTCAACGAACATCTCCAGGACATCGCTGATGGGATCGCCTCTGATGATCCGGTCGGCCATGGCCGCTCCAAGCGACTCTGGCACGTCCACGAGCATCTTGCGGTTGACTGCTTCTTCACGCATCAGCTACCTGGAATTGGCCGCGTGCCAGAGCCCATGATCTTGAAGGCCACCCGAGTGGCCCCGTCAGGGCTACCAGCCGTGTGCTTCACACTGACCCGTCCGGT